GAATGGGCGGGAGATGCGCTCAACCATCGCCCAAATTCCCGGCAGATAAGGTGAACCGGCCACCCAATAGAAACCCGGCCCGTCGAAGCCGGGATCATTCTTGCCGCCGCCCGTGCCGTCGCCAGCTTCGGTCCAGGTGATCGTCGCAATTCCCCTGAAGCCTGGAAGCTCGTTAGGGAGCCCGCCGTGCTTCGTCGCGACCGCAGGATGAAGGAGCTGGTCCGCCGTCCCGGCTTGCAGATAGGCCCCGCCCTGAACTCCACCTTCCTGCTTGAGCCCGCCAAAGATTTCCGCCTCATCGATAAAGAGCTGATCCGGTCCACAGTGTCGGCCTGACCAAACCACTTTCTCTCTAACGAACAGTCGATGCAGACGATCCACGATGCCATGACAGATGCCGTGGGTAATCGACATCTTGTAGACATTGATCGGGATTTTCGGACTCTTCTTACCCATCCGATAGACCCTCTCGTTCCAGCTTTCGAGTCACGATCATTTGCGCGTAACCATCCTCGGTATCCCAAAGCCAACGCGCCGTGACCCCGTTGCGCATGAACTCGGGCCATTCGATGCCCCGAGCCGCAAAGAACGGACGAGCGCCGTGGCCGAGACAAATGCCCGCTTTCTTTATGTCGGTCACCGTAATGATGATGGTATCGAGGTCCACACTCATGGCTTGATCTTATACCGAATGCGCCGCTTGTCGCCGAACCACAGACAGTTCAACCCTTTGACGGTCATGGTCCCGAAAACCACAGGGATCGGCATACCGGCCTCGGCCACCGGGTCGTTGAGGTCCTTCGTTGAATCCGGCTGGGGGGCTTTCGGTTTCGGCGTCAGAACATAAGCCAGGACCGAGAGGGCGATCGCCACGACGAGATAAATAAGAGTCCACCAGATGTGGAGGTTTTTCGCCTCTAGCAGCCCTTCCCAACGTTCGCGCGGCCGAGGCGCTGGCCAGGATGCAACACACCATACGTCATGGCGATATCTCGACTTCCGGAACCACTTCCAAAATCGCCAGCATTCCCACAGCGCCATCGCCCCGCCGATCGCCAGGGCAGCAGGACTAAAAAAGATCATCCAGAGGACGTTGCCCATGACAGGCTCCTAGTAGTATTGCGAAGTGAGGCCGATCGGATTGACCACCGGTATGTCCTTCTGCCCGCCGTAGTTAACGATGTTGGACTGCCCAGTTGAAAGTTCGATATGGAGGTCGCGGCAATCGTCAACCTGGTGATTGCAGCCGGGAAAGATCGTGATGCTGGTTCCGATCAGAATGTCGGTGAGTTTCCGGTTCAACGTCAGATTTGTCGCGGTTGCATCGATGATCGTCCGAATCTCTGTCTGCCCAGCCACAGCAACCCAAGTGATGTAGCCGTTGCGGAACTTCTCCAGGGCGATCGCTTCGTTCCATCCCGTCGCGATATCGAGGTTCGCCTTGCCGAGGGACACAACCAACTCAACCTTTTGAACTGCAAACGGGTCCGCGCCACACCCGACCTTCCCGTAGAGAACGTGGGGACACCCATACATATAATGCCGCCGTAAACCAGGACCCCGCATGGCTGTAGAGGCGGGCTCCGCACTGATCTCGATCATGGGGCCGCTTGGGTCCACCCCGACGACCCGCCCCATCCAGACCACTTTCCAAAAGAATTCACTAAGGCCAACATGCCCCTGCCAAATGGTCAGCGTCGTGGGGTAAGACGGACCCCCGGTCAGATACAGAATCGCGATATCGGAATCGATTGTAGTTGTGATCTTGAGGGTCTTTTGATCCAGGCTACCGGATGCCTTGATTTTGCCCCGGCCGATAACTGCTGGCAGATAGGTGATGCCGTCGTGAACGATTTCTTCCTCGGCGTCGGTGTAGGCGTAGATGTTGTCTTCGTGAGCGCCCCAGCGAAACAGATAAAGAGAGACCGGTTGCCCCCCCTCCCGACTCATTTCAAAGTTCGCGAACCTGGATACGAGATTGAACGTGACCGACGAGTTAGCCTCGACGACGACGTTGACATCTCTGAAGCCGGGTGTGATTACGGCCATGACCCAACTCCCATTTTATATGGCGTCTCGCAACGTGATGGAAATCACGCCACCTACCGTCCAGGCATCAAGGGCGATTCCGGCTTCCGGCGCAGTGGTCAGCACTTCGACGACAAGCAGCTCGCTACCGATCGAATCCGCCAAAGCATAATGAGTGGCGTCCCCGGTGATCTCCCACTGGCCGTCGAGGAAGGTATCGATTTGAATTCTCCGACCATCGACTGCCCCGCTCAAAGGGCCGAGCATCACCGGATTGTTTTTCACACCCAGGCGGAAGGTAGATGACGCCTCCAGGAAGGTCGTTGGCTCCGCGCTGCACAGATACATCCGATCGACTTTCGAAAGGATGTAGTTAAGCCCGGCGTCATATGCGTTGTCGGTGACCAGAGGCATTCTTAAGCTCCCGAGAAGATGTTATCCCTGATGGTCTGAACCGCGATATTAACAGGGGCAACGGTGTTCGTCATCCAGGTAAATTCCAATCGATCTGTAGCAAACCGAGACGGGAGCAGCCAGGTGGCGAAGGCGATGTCGGTCAGAGCGATTGCGGCGATCGAAGCCAAGAACGTAATGACGCTATCCCCCGCAGCCGAAGCGACTGACGCAACCTCCGCGTAGACCCGTGTCCCATCCTTCAGAAACAGCACGACATGCTTATGGACGGGATCGCCCGAGAACAGCTCGAAAGTCTCCAGACCCGCAACAGTGAGCGTTGTTGTCGTGACGGCCGTCACCAGGAATTCCCGAACCCACGACGGCATGTAGAAGCTCTCTCGTTTCCCGAAGCGCCGATTGAAAAAGCCGTAGAGTTGATCCTGGGTGGCGGCGTCCTGCATGAGATACTGGGCATTGGTCCGCCGGGCCACATAATCAACCGGGTCCACGTAGCCTCGGATGCCGAAGCCCACGTCAATCACATCCTGGAACTGATCCCATCGCAAATCGGGTGCGCGTGCCCAGTTGGGCTTCAACTGCCAAACGGGCCGACTGTGATAAATCTCAGTGTCCGTCCCGGCGGGAATCCGGTAGACATTGCCCGGCTCTGCCAAGAAATCCGCCAGCACTTCACCGACGTAGTTAGTCGCAAATTTGAACTGGGTCGCCCGATTGAACCGTCCGCGGATTCCGTGTCGGACAGTCGAGCCTGCGGGAATGGTCACGAGAACGTTGTCTTCGAGCGTGCCCGATCCGGCTGCGTAAGTGAGAATCCGACCCCACTCCATCGTCCCATCTGGACGCACGAAGACCAGATCGCGCCCGATTTCGCCCCAGTCAACGTCAGAATCGAGCGTAAATGCCGCTGTGCCCCCTGAAATATCGGCCGTGAGGCCCGTTGACAGTCTTGCATGGGGTATGACGAAGGACTGAGCTTGTCGCGCTGAGAGACGCGCTGTGCGCGCTGGGGCCGAACTTCCCTGAAGCGTCGATAGGAAGCGATAGGCCACGCGAGGCAGAAAACGAAGGGCTCGACGCTGCTCGCTCTGATCGCGAGAGGTGAGGACCTCCGTTTTGAATTCGAAACTTTCGGACCAGCTCTTGCGCCAATTGTGCGACACCGGCCAGAGTTCGTTCTGGTCGGCCATGCTAGACCCCCAAGGCGGCGCGAATTGAAGTGGGGTTCGCTCGAACGAAATTGAGGAAGACTTCCTCGCCCTCGGGAGTGGCCAAGGCTTCCTCCAGGAAACTCTGCCCGTCAAAGGCGTTGATGATCCTCGGCACCCGACCCTCCGACCCGCCGCCTCCCGCGCCTCGGCCGAGATTTGTCCGGTGTCTCGGATCATCGTCGGTTAGTATTTCTTCACCCTTCTTAGCGATGATCGGAACATCACTGGGAGCGAGACCAGCGATACCGCCGACGTGCATCCGCATGGCCCCTGCAAAGACCGCAGGATTAACCTTGCGGCGTCGATTCATTACCGAGCCCACGATGCCGCCACCATGCGCGATCGGCACAGTGCTGACCCCGAGGGCCTTACCGATCAGAGCAACCGCGTTCAACGCAATCTGCTTCAGGATCATCTGAGCGATTGAACGTAGAAAATCAGCCGCGAATTGCAGGAACGCCTGAGACAGAGACTTGACGGCGCTCTCCCCTGCCGCGAGACCTTGAGCGAATTTATCGATCGCGCCCGCAAAGCCGTTCGCGAAATCCTGACCGATCTTCGTGAAGTCGAGGAACGACTTCTTCAACCCGGTATCCAGAGTCAGCTTCAGCGTGTTCAGCTTTGCAATCGCTGCGTCAGCCTCGGTCCCGCCGAGCGCCTCATAGAACCCAATCGTCTGCTCGATCGCAGTGCGAAGCAGCTCATTGATTTCGAAGATGCCATCCCGAGTGGCAACGATCGTTTCGATGCTGCCCCCCTGTTCTTCCAACAGCTTCAACTGCTCGGTGAGCGCCACTCGAATCGAGAGCAGATTGTTGACCTCTTGATCGGCTTCCTGTGCCTGCTCTTTTAGGGCCTCTCGCTCACGCTCAAGGTTCTGAAGATCGAACAGTGCCGCAGTCTGTTGCCGAATTTGGTTCAGGTCTCCCGCACTGATCTCGGCGTTTGCCTCCCGAGCGGCTCGAACGGCTTCGGCAATCGCCGCCTCCCGATCGCGCTCGGCATTGAGCAACTTCTGCTGTTCGATGGCGAATGAACCATCAGAGATAGACTGGGCCGTGGCGTCCTGGCGCTTCTGCTGGGCCTTCGCATCACGCTCGGCCTCGGTTGCCTCCACAGCCCTAAGCCGAGACAGTTCCGCCTGGACCGCAACCTGCTGCTTGGTGAGACCCAACTTCTGCCTGGAGAATTCTATCAGGTCTTCCGCCGTTCTGTCGCCGCCCAGGGTTTGCGGGTTCGCCTCGATCTGGGCATCCGTCAACAGGTCCGCAAGCGGCGTATCACCAGCGGCTTGCAACACATTGATCGCGCCTCTCGGACCCAGGAAATGAGCGAGTTGCAGAGCCACATCCGTCACGGCCTCGCCAGCCTGGCGGAGGATTGCAGCATTTTCCCGAGCCAGCAGTTCGATCAACTCACGAACGATCTTCTGATTATCCCGCAAGGCCAAGATCGCAGGCTCCGTCAAGGTCGCGGCCTGGTCCGGGAAATGCTTATTGAACAGATCGAGCCAAGTCTTCTCAATGAACCCACCCAAACCGCTGGCGGTGCTGGAACCAGATTTTTGTCCCAGTTTTCCACTGCTTTCAATCTGAACAATGCGATCGGCAAACCCGGTGCCGAAAACATTCTCCAGGTTTTCGTCGCGAATCTCCTGAAGCCCGGCCCTATAGCGTGCAATCGCAGCAACCATCTGATCGTAGCCACTGGCCGCCGCCTTCGCAGCTTTAAAGGCGTCCTCCAACTCCGCTAGTTTGTTCAGACGCTCCAGTTCATCAGAGACTTTGGGAACCGCTTTCGCCAACTCGGCCATAGCCGCTTCGTATTTGGTCAGGTTGAGCGCCGCCCGCCGCGCCTTCTTCGCTACTGCATCGGTCTCATTCGCAAAATCACCAGAGATTTCTGCGGCTGCGCCTATATCTCCACCGAGGGCAAGAACGACCTTCGAAAGCTCCAGCGCACGACCCTTCATCGTGTCCAACTTTTTAGCGGCCTCGATTACATTGCCGCCCAGAACCTTCGCACCCGGATGCTCCGCAGTCTCCACTAATTCCTCAAGGACCTCGACAAGCTTTGCTGTCGAAGGTATGGCCCCGGATTCGAAATCCGCGAATGCCTTATTAAGCTGTTCGACGAAGCCCTTTGCCGCTTGGAACGATCTTAGCGGAATGGCGCTTCGAAGCTCGTCGCGAGCGGCCTTGACGGCCCTCTCCAGTGTCCGAAGATCGGCGATCGCGCTCTTGTCGGAGACATTCTCAACTTGCTCCGCGAATATCTCTGCATCGCCGCCAGCGGCATCGTAGGCATTCTTGACCGTATCGATGATCTTGCGATGACGGACCATCGCCTCCGTAGCTTCGTCCGCCCTTGTCGCCCAAGCCCCGATACCGACGCCAATCAAAGTGATCAGGAGCCCGATACCGGTCGAAGACAGCAGCAATCGGAAAGCCCTCCCAAGGTTGGCCACGGACAAGGCTGCAAAGGCTCCGGCGACACCCAGGCTTCGCGCCGATCCCGCCGCCAACGTCATCTGGATGCGCGCACCGATCAGGGCCACCTTGAGTCTCCCGAAACGGGTCAACAGAACAAGAGCGAAGGGAGCCAGTCGCGAGGCAATGAAGCCGGTGACGGCGATCACCACCAAATCGAAGTTACGAACCATGACCGCCAGGATGGTAGTCACACCGGCAAGTGCGGTCCCGAGGTTCGAAAGAAACGTCTGCGCGTCTGCCGTTCCCAGGACCTCAGTGAAGTCTCTGAGGAACTTCGTAAACGCCTCAATGAAATTGGACTTGCCAACCGTTATGAGCGCCTGGAACAGCGCGTTCTGGAACCGACCAATTTCGGTCGTCGTCTGCTTCAACGCCGCCCCGAGCTGCGAACCGAAACGCCGTGTCAGTTCATCGGCAAATTCCGACAATCGATCCGAGCTGACCTTTCCTGTTTCAACGAGTTTAACAAGCTCTGCGACACTCACGTCGAGAGCGTCAGCGAGGATTTGCAACGCACCTGGCAAACGATCGCCGAGCTGCTGCCGGAGTTCCTCCATATTGAAAACGGATTTCGAAACAATTTGACGCAGGGCGACAAAGACACCCTTCAAATTCTCCATCGAAAGCTTTTGCACTCGGGCGGCTTCGGCAACTGTAATGAAGATACGCCGAGTTTCCTTACCCTCCAGATTCGTGCCGACCGTCGAGAGGGCGAACTTGGTGTATTCCTGGGCCAGGATACCAAATTGGATGCCCAATCGCGCGGCGTTCCGACGAATGAAATCCAGCTCGGCGGCAACCTTTAGCTGATTGCCCGAGAAAACAGCATTCAGTCGGGACTGAGCCGCCTCCAAAGATTGGAACGCCTGCACGACATTCCGCACACCAGCGAAGATCGCGAAAAAGCCAGCGTATGCCGCCGTAAGCGCAAGAAGCTCCGAACGAAGTCGCTGCGTAAAGGACAGCGCGGTTCGACTGTTTCCGTAGAACCGACGCAACGCCCCGGCCAAGGTATGTGTGCTCGTCGCGGCCTGCCGCGCTGCCGCCGCGAGCCGCTGTTCTTCGACCGTCAAGGCTCTGGTTCCGCCTGCTGCCTGCTGTGCCGCAGCCGCCGCCTCCCGATCCGCCTGGGCCGACTGTTTCGCGGCCGCCCTGTGTTCCTTGAGAGACCCAACAGATTTCTTCTGGATCGCCGCGAGCCGTGCGAGCCGATCCTGGAACACGGCCAAGTCCCCGCCGCTCTCCCGGAGGATCGTTCGCATCGCATGAAGGGCATCGCGCTGTGCGATGAACTCTTGTTTCGCCGCCGCCGATGCCGCCTTGGCTCGCTCGAATGCCTCCGCCATCTCACGGGTCGGTTCTTCAACAGAGCGCATCGACAAGGCCAGGGCCTTGACCCGCTCCTGGGCTTTCGCCCATTCAGCTCGAACACCGATGACCGCCTGGCGCTGTTGACCAAACGCAACCAGCAGCGGACCACGAACCTTCTGCGCGAGAGCCCCGATTGCCGCTCCGGTCTCATTCGACTCGGCCTGTAGCCGCTGGAGTTCCGCAGTGGCCGACACTAAGGCCGCGTCTTCGCGTTCCAGCGCCACAACCGCGTCACGCGAAGACGCCTCCAATTTACTTTGTTCGGCCGCCGCCGCTGAAACTGCGATCTTCAGATCACGCTGCTTCTGCTCCAGCCGGGAGAGCGCCGCGACGTTTCGATCGAAAGCCCCCGCCTGACTTGAAAGCTTATTCGTTGCCCGATCGACGGCCTGCGCCGTTTGATCGATCGTGGTTCGAACCACAGCCTGCGTGGTCCGCAGTTCTTCGAGTTTCGAAACCGTTTTGGATATCGCATTGCCGATGCTGAGAAAGGACGCTTCAAGTCTCCTACTCGGATTCTCGGTCTCGGCAATCTCGGCCTGAAGCGCTTGAAAGGCCCCCCGCGCCAAGGCGAGCTTAAGGGCCTGTCGTTCAATTTCCTCGGACAGCTTTCGCTCTGCGGCCTGGAGCTTCGCACGATCGGTCGCGGCCTTCGCAATGATCTTCGAAAGCTCGGAGTTCGCCGCCTTGGATTTCTGAACCGCGCTTGCCTGTTTCTGGATCGAGGCGGCGACTTGATCGGACTCCGTGCGGAGCTTGGCCGTGGCCTCGGCTGCGGCCCTGGCTTCCTTCGTATATCCAACCGCTTCTCCGGTAGCCGCCTGAAGCGCCGCACCGACCAGTTTGACCTGGGTCGCCGCATTGCCCAAACCCTGGGCCAACTTCCGGGTCGCATCCCCGCCCAGTGCCGTGGACAGCTTGCGGAGTGACTCCCCTACCTGCGTGAGGGAAGTCTTTGTCTTACCCGCCTGTTTGTTGATGTCCGCTTGCGCGCCGGAGAATTCTTGCAGGGCTTTGCTGATTGCCTGAATGGCGCTCGACGCTTCGTTGCGAGCGCGGATTACAAGGTCTACGTCTCTCCGCCCCACATCAGTCTCCGTCGGTCAACCGTTTCACCGTCTCAGTAAACAGTTTGGCGGCCTTTTTGTCTAGCACCGACGCAATCGCCTGTTGGATCAGTATCGCCTCTGTTGCCATCACACCGTTTACTCGCTCGACCACAAGGGCAGACTCGTCATGCACCATACCGAGCGGATACACTTGCGCCAACGAATGCCCGTGAGCGAGCAGAAGATTTACCTGCCGTCGCTGTCCTCTTGCCCAGGCCCAGATGTCACTAGGTCTGGCAGCTCGGGCAGAAGCCGTTGAACCATGTCGCTGCCTCTGATCACGGTCCCGAGAAAGTTTTTTACCGCTTCCGAAGAATCGAAGGTCAAGGCCAGGATTTTATCCATTGCCTCAACCTGAACGGGCAGCGGCAATGAAGCTACCTTGTTTGCTTCGTCGGGCTCGCCAGCCGCTTGTGCAATAGCTTGGGCGACAGCGAGCGGAGCCGCCTCCATGACAGCTCGCCCCAGAGCCGCCATGTTGAAATTCTCCGGGTCTTCCGACCCGCGCACGATTCGCTCCAGATACACTACTTCCAGTGCAGCTCCGTGAAGCTTCAAGATCGCCGACACATCTGTCATCGACAGTCCCCGGACGGTGAAGTCGCCACCGCCGGGAACCTTGATGTTTTCGGTCGGCAATACCAGGTCACGCAGTCCCATTAGCGCTCTCCATTGCCGTGGTAGTTTAGGTCAGAAGCGGTGTCCCGTTCCGGTAGATCGCCTCCGAACTCACCGGCTTCAGAATTTCGATGTTGAACGGGATTTGCCGCCAGTCGTCGCCCTTCAGGGAAAGGTCGCCGTTGGGCGACATCCGGCACAGCGGAATCTCGATATCGTGATCCTGACCACGCGGGTTATACTCGATATACTTGATCGAGCCCTCGACCGGCTCGGCCCCCGAGATAACCTGGTCCGCCGTGTAGGCGAGCTGATCGTAGGTGATGTGGAGAAGGTCGTCATCCGAGATGGCACCACCAGCGATAATGGTGACCAGGCCGCGCGTTTCGTCTTCCTCGTAGTCGGTGCCCAGGATATAGGTCGTGACATCGGTGACATCCTTGACAATTATCGTCCCGAGTCCCCGTGCGCCTGTCGGATTCGCCGCCGACCGCCCGATCTGGTAGGTCAAGCCCTGCTTCACGACAATAGTGTCATCTTGCAGAGCGGGAGACAGAGTCACCGTGAGACTGGCGGCCGTGCCAAAAAAGAACAACGCCACATTTTCCTTGTTGATGTCGTCGCAGATCATCGTCCCCGTTCGATTGACCTCCAGAGGCACCGAGTCATCCTTCTCCCGGATACCGAAATCCGAGCTGAAGTGATCCAGCGTCTCCTGATCAATGGTGAGATTCATTTCGGGGGTGTTCCCCATATACCGGAAGCCTTCGGGAATCTGGGTGCCTGGGATAAAAGGGCTGAACCAGACCTCGCCTCGACCGAGGGTATAGTTGGGTGTCACTGTCGCGTGGGCCATTGCTCGTTCCTCATGTTACGTCCGCCCTCGTTCAGGCGTAGGGTGCATCGTGATCTTCCACCAGCCCCAGTTCGATAGTCAACCAAAAATAAGCCCTGGCTGACAGTTCATCGGGCGGACGAACGACGCCAGCACCGAATTCGATCGTCATCACTGTAGGCGCTTTCGGGCCAAAATCAAAGACCCGATTACGCTGGGGTTCCTCCAGTTTGATCTCCGCAAGTTTTGCCTTGCAATCCGCCATCAGGAAATGCGCGGGGTCCGTCGGATGCACAGGATCGTCATCGACGAAACCCTGGAGCACCAGGCGATACAAACCGGTGCTCGCAGCGCCGCCCAATGGCGAATCAACTTGATCCTCCGCGATGGGTTCTTCGAGCAGCGAAAGCATAGGAAGCGGGTCATCATCGCCGAATACAATCCGACCTCGGAAAACTCGATCGACCAGCGGAATAGCGCCCCGTGTCGTGATGACTTCTTCCAGCCGCGACGTTAAGCGTTTTTGCACACGAAGACGAAACGGTTCGACAGGCTCAACCATCATAATTTCAGGAGTCGCAAGAACTCCAGCTCCATATCTCGCAAGAGGCCCGGTTCGATATCACGGGCTACGCCCTTGCCGCTATCATCCAGGAAAACCTGTTGCACGCTCGGACCATACAGATAGGTCAATCCTCGCCCACCCTGAACCTGGCGTATTTTTCTCGACAGTCGTTCACCCGGACGAAGCCGAATGGCCAACCCTAGATTAGATTGCGTGTCAACGGAAGCAGTGCCGCGCCGAAGCTTGATCGCGAATGCCCGCCGCAGAAACTTCGTTCTGCCTGGGGCAACCTCCACAGACACCCCGCCGCGCCCCTTGCTAGTGATGAACCGGGCCAGGGAAGTCGGTCGGTGCCTGGCTCGGATGATCGCAGTCAAGCGTTTGCCCTGGGCCTTCTGCGCGACAACCAGGCGGCCACCCGACGGGTGAAGATAGCTCTTGGGGAATGCAACTTGTTCCCGGATCAACCGGGCCGCCCTAGCTCGACCATCCCTGGCCCCTTTGTTGACGGTCTTAACGGCGGCAAGGTTGATCCTGCGATCGAGAGTCTCGAACCCTTTAAGATTCTCCAAACCGTTCGTCGTAATTGAAAACTCGGTCACGGCCCCGGATATCCCAACGCTTGTGTTTTGGACAGCAGGATGGCTTCACCCGTTTGGAACTCGCCGTCGATGGGCTCGATCGCGCCGAGCCGATATGCCTCGGTCTCGCTCACCGCGATGACATCGCCCGATCCGGGCGTGAACTCCAAGGTGTCGAAGATTAGCCGGGGGCTGCGCTCGCGCATTTCCGCGTATTGAAGACTGGTCCCGGCAAGTCCGCCCAAATCGGCGACCTTGCTGTGGACGCGGACATTGATCGAAAGGGCTTCACTGACGATCCCGTCACGGTAGGCGAGCACCGGGACCTTCATTGCGTCGTGTAGGTCCCGGCGTCCGTTCTTCTTTACCGTCCGGAATCCCATTCAGCCCTCACTGGATATCAGCGGCCCGCCTCGGCGTCCCTGATCTTGCTCTGGATCGTCGTCAGCTTCCAATTCTTCCGCACCACGATGCCCAAGGCTTCCGCTCTCTTTTGCGCCGCCTTCAGCGCGACCTTCGGCGTGACATCGGCAACCGGCTCTGTGGGAGCCGCTGGAGCCGGTGCCGCTACTTCGGGAGCCGCTGGGGCCGGAACTGAAGCAGGGGCCTCTCCGCGCACTTCTGCCGGTATCACGGTCTTCGGGTCCGTGATTGCGCCTGCCGCCTCAAGCTCCGCGACATTTCCCACGGGGCAGGCGAAGGTTGTCCCCGGCTCAATGATGCGATCGGGAGAGAATTTGATGCGATGGACCGCTTTTTTCGTGACGGTCTTCGAGTCTGATTTGGCCATGAGGGGTGGTCTCCTGAGTGGTCTCCTGGGGTTATAGAGGTAGCGGCCCCGCAGAGCCGCTACCAATAGCGTAGAGTGGGTGCGCAGTTACGAAAGCACACGGGCCTTGAGTGTATTGTTCGGGTTCACCGGCACCATCAGGGGAGCGCTCTGGCTCATAACCTGGGTGGCGCTGGGATCGTTTTCCGTCCACATCTTCGGGAAGACCGCGAGCGGTTGGAACTGCGCCCCAACATCAAGGATCGCGCCGAAGCATTTGGTGCCTTCGATGTTCGGCCCGGTCAGAACGACATCGCGGGTATCGAGCATCGGAACGATAGTGCCATCCGGCAACTGGTAGAAGTCCGAATAGACCCAGATATCGATCGCGCCGTTGAGCCTGCCGACGCGCTGGACGCGCAAACCGCTCAAGGGGCCAAGATCGACCTCGGTGCCGCTCGTATTCCGCAAGTCCAGGTTCAGCAGGTCTCGGATTTGCTGATGCCCTCGCATCGCCTTCCAGACCGCCGGGCCGATGGTCATGCGATTGCACGGCCCGCCGAATTTGGCGTCCATCATCAGAAGACACCAGTCCTCCAGGTCTTCGATGATCGTCGAGGTTGTCTCGCTCCACCGCGCCGCGCCGACCAGGGTGATCGTGTGGGCGGCATCCCGCTTGAAATCGACGACGGTCTTCGGATAGGTCTCGTCCTCCAGCGTGATCGTGGCGTTCTGCACGCCTTCCGCCGCCATCCACTCCCAGAACCGTTCGATGCCGTCACGATGCTGTCGCTGGATATCCGCGATCGTCGCCTTGTAGCGCTGATCCGGCGTCATCGGGCGCGGCATGAGCAGCTCGCCGCCCTGGAGACCGGCACGCCTGCGGAGCATGTGCGAGGCACTCACCGCATCCTTGGGCTTCAGGTATGCGGGCTTGACCCGGAACACCGTTTCGGCGGCCGAATACATCGGCTTGCCCTGGGAAGTCGGAACGACCAAGGGAGCCAGCTTTCGGTTCTCGGTAATCTTCGAGAAATCGATCCACTCGTCGTCGAAGTTGATCGTGTTCGGATAGGCCAGGCTCAACCAGTAATTCGGAACTGGCTCGAATTCGCGCATGGCCACCAGAAGGCTGGCTGTGTCGTAGATGGGATAAGTGATCGGCATCGGAGGTTCCTCTCGCTCTGTTTACTGCTCGACGTTCCCGATCAGACGAAGTTGGTGTCGTGAACGTTTTTCGCGACGATGATCGCCGTCGGCGTAGGTGCCCCGTCGAAGGCGGACTTCTTCTTGGCGTCATCGTTGAAGCTGGCGTCCCAGACCAGGGCCTTGGGATTCCACGTCCCATCGCGCCAGATGTCCATGGTGATGTTCTCACCGCCAGCCGTGACGGCCTTGCCGCCCATGATGCCGATGGGAACAACGCCACCCGCGCCACCGACCAGCGTCGTGTCGCCCCAAGCGGCCGTCGCAGAAGCCTCCGTCGTTGCGATCTCCCCGGCCTGACCAGGCTGGTTCGCTTCGACCTCCATGGCATCCACAACACCCTGCGCCGCGCTGACCGCCGGATGCTGGACCGTGCCGGTGCCGTAGACCGTGCCCTCGCCCACTCCCGCGTTGATCGCGGCGATCAGGTTGTCGATCGAAGCCTGAGTCGTCGCGCCGATAAACACGTCATCAGCGGAGGCCAGAACGTCAACCATCGTGTAGACCTGCGTGCCGATGGTGACCGTTTCACCGTCGAGAAAAACATCGGTGGCGACCAGCACGCCGCGCGCCTTTGCACCCGCGCCGCCGAACGTGGCGGGCTTGAGGTCGCCGTTCACATCCTTGCCGACCACTTCGTAGAGGGCCAGAGTTGTGTTCGGCCCGATGGGCTCATTGGTGGTCTTCGTGGGGATCGGACCGGTCCAGACATCGACCTGGCCGAAGTCCTCGGTCAAAAGCTGGGCAACGCCAGGATCACCGTAGGGGATTTTCGTGTGCGACATCTGTTCGTCCTCTCACTCCGTAGTTTGCCTGCATTCGGCCGGTTTTTGTTGCTCGTAGTTCAGTGTTTGGTGGCGTTGGGATCGGCCTTGAGCCCGACCGACGATCCGGTTGCGTAGCGGTAGGCCGACAGAAGTTCGTTGCCCTCACGCTGGGCCTTCGCTTCGGCCGTCTCGTTACCGCCGTCGCCGCCGTCGCCGCCGCCCACATCCGGGTGCGGGTCCTTGTCCATGAACGTCTTGAAGTGATCCGGACCTTTCGCGACCGCTTCCCTCGTCTGGGTGGCGGTCGCCTGCGCCTTGATCACCGCCGCATCGGCCGCCGCAACGGCCGCATCCGAGGCCGCGTCACCGGTTTCGGTGGTCTTGGTCGTGGCGGTTGAGGTTTCCGCAGTTTTCTTGGGGGTGGTTGCAAGAATGGCGAGGATCTGCTCGGCACTGAGTTCG